ACGGCTTCCTCCGCCTTCCTTCGACGGACAAGCCCCGGCAGCCTTTTCCCCGCAGCCCACACCCACTTCATCAGCTCAGCGGGGATGCTTTCGTGTTCACCACGATTCACCTTCCGCCTAAGTGTCGAGCGCTGTAGCGCCCCGGCACCGAGGTTGAAGGTGAAAGAGACCAACGCATCGAACTGCCCGTCCGTTAGTGGCACCGAGATCAGCCGCAGCAAGGCTCGTTCGGCGATCCTCACGTCCTTACGCAGAAGATCGGTGGCCTGCGCTGGCGTGATGCCCGTTGCGAACTGATCTTGTTCATGTGCCAGAACGACATGCCCGTAACCGATAGTCGGGTAGCCAGCCGGGCAAATGTAAATGGTGGGGCTGAAGCCTTCAAACCGCCTGATCAGGTCGAGCCCCGCTTCGGTGACATGACGCATCAGCCACCCCGGCGCATCTTGCTGATCTGGCGGCTGCCAAACCAGAAGGACATCACAGCGGCAAACAGCGCCTGGGTCTCTTCGTCCCAAGTGGCCTGCAGGGCTGCTGCCAGGGTGATCCCGTCGGTTTCAAGCAAGGTGAACAGTGCCGAGACCTTCACCACTGCAAAGACCAGGAAGAAGGCATAGGTGATGACCGGGCGCACCGACGCCTGTAACGCCTCCACCCATGGTGAGTTGGAGGGATGGTTGGCGTAGCTGTACAGCGCCTGACTCTCGGCAACATCAGCTGCAATCTGGATTTCTTCCAGACGCTGGCTGTGGCCTAGCCGCTGCTGCTCCATCTGCCGATCCAGGATCGCCAGTTCATGCTTGCGATCCTGGCTGTCGCGAAACAGCTTGAGGAATTCCGGGAAGGTGCTGCTGAGGAAACCCAGCAGTGATCCGAGCAAGGTCAGCATGATCAGTGACCTCCCCCAAAGAGCTTCAACTTGATCAGTGCGCCAGCGACCAAGACCAGGATGAAGCCCGTGGTCACCATACGCACCAAGGTCTGCCAGGCCGTGTGCTTGGCAGTGTTGAAGGCCTCGAGTAATCCGCGCAGTTCACGGATGTCGGCGGCTGCACTTTCGCCATCCAGACCGACATCGGTCATGGCGCGCTTGGCGCCGCGTTCGGCGGCGTCCTCGATCAATCGCTTAAATTCGTCCAGCGGCATGGATACCCAGCCGTCTCGGGTATTCGGTGTGTTCATCACGGTCTCCAGAAGCAAGAAACCCCGCACAGTGGCGGGGTCGATGGGGTAAAAGGATTCGCAGGTCACGGGGCGCTGGGGATGGCCACGGTCGAAGTGCGTTGAGGGGGTTTGTTGTGCCCGGCTTTGGCCTTGCCTGACTTGCCGGCTGAGATTTCCACTGACGTGCTCCAGCTTTGACCGGCCAGCTGGTGGGTGACCGACTCGATCAGGTAGGTGCCGTCGACCTCTTGCTTGAACCCCTGCAACTCGACCGACTTCTCGGCGGCCAGATCGGCACGGCCACGCAACTCCAGTTGGCCGCTCGCGGTCTGCCGGTTCATGCCGGCCAATTTGGCTTTGGCTGCAGCCTTGGCGGCGCTGGGATTCGGATAGATGTGTCGATCGGTATGCGTGGCGCTGCTGGAACCGGCCGGGGCATCCGGGTTCGGGATGACGATGTCGACCTTTTTGCCGGTCTTCGTGTCGTGCGCCTGGGTTTTCACGGCACCAACGCTGCCCCGATCGGGGAAGGTCAGGCGATAGCTGGTTACTTCGTTTGGTGAGAGACGGATCACCGGCAGGCTTTTACCCGAGGCGGTCTTACCGTCAGCGCGCGGCAGGACCACGAGCTTTCGGTCCTTCAGGGTGGCCGTGGCGTTGTATTGACGCGCCAAGCGGGTCAGGAAGTTCAAGTCCGACTCGCCGACCTGATCGGCCCGAGGCACCGTCGTGGTGATCGAGCAGACCGCCTGCCAGCGGTTGCGGGCGGCGACCTCGCGAATGATTTGCGACAGCGGCACGTTTTCCCAGGCGTGCTGGCGTGGGCTTTTGGCAAGACCTGCCATCTCCGCCGGCTTGCCGCGAATGACCAGAGTGCGTGGTGGACCAGAGAACTCGATCTCGTCCACGGTGTAGGCGCCCATGAAGCTGAGGCCCTGGCCCTCCCAACCCAGCGAGATGCGCAGCTGTGCGCCTTTCCTGGGGAAAGCAATCCGGTCGTCACGGTCATCCAGCCGGATCTCGCACTCGTCAGACTGCAGCCCGGCCCGGTCAGTCAGTTGCAGGCTGATCAGCCGGTCTTTGAGCAGGTCGGTGATGTCCTGATCGTTGGCAATCACCTGGAAGATGGCACGCATCGGTCAGTCCCACAGGTTGATCACGTCGGTGCGCGCAGGGGCCAGATCCGGCAGATGGATGACGACACCTGAGACAAAGGGCTGAGCGCGCGCAGCCAGTCCCGGATTGGCTTCCAGTACTGCCTCGACCGTGCCCATCAGATGCCCGTAGTGCTGGTGGCAGAGGCGATCGAGCACATCGCCGTCAGAGGTTTTGATAGTCGTCGCCATAGCGTTTGAACTCCACGGTAAAGGTCTGCTTGCGCGGTGCGCCGTCGGCCATCAGGTCGCTTTGATCTTCCGAGACGCTGGCCAAATACCAGCGTCCGAGGGTTTCGCCATGGCCGGCGATGAGCTCGACCGGCTTCATCTGAAAGCCGATCCGGCGCAATGCGTTCAGCTGGGTCATGCCTGCCATCTGCGCAAAGACCACGCCTGAGAGCGTGAGCGACTCACCGCCCTGGTTGACCGCTTGCAGGGCCTGCGGTCGCCCCAGACGCTCCTGGGTGGCGATGTTGTATTGGCTTTGCCGGCGCAGGCTGTCGAAGGCCGCTGTGTTCAGGCCAAAGTAGAAACGCTCACCTTGTTCGGCGACCAGCACCAGCAGGTGTGGCCGGGCGCTGGAGAGCGTCGGCATACCGGTTCCCGCAGCCCGGCGTGTGCTCGAAGCGGTGGGTGATGCCAGCGGTGTCGTGGCGCCCGCACTGCCCAGTTGGGCTTTGAGTGCACCCAATTGCGCCGACACCGAGGTCGCTGCGCTCTGCACCGATCGCACCGCCGAGTCCAGACGCTTGGTGCCCGATTGGGCGGTATCGATCAGGCTGCCGACTCGCTGCGTGGCGCGATTGATCTCAGCCAGCCCAGCCTGCACGCTGGCCATGCCCCGGCCCAGGGCACTGCGTTCAAAGGCCGTCACGCTGACGGTAGGAAGCAGGGTCACCAGGCTTTTAAGGGCATTGGCGCCGCGCGTGAGCTCGGAGGATGTGTTCGCTGCCAGACGGAATATGTTTTCTGGTGGCTGGGCCGTCTGCGCCAGTTGTCCTAGTCGCTGCGCATGGCTGGTGGCGCGCGCAACCGATGAGCTGGCCTGGGAGACCCATTGGGTGATGGAAGACAGGGTCATCAGTTACCTCACACATGCGCGCCATCGAACCAGGCGGCTCGCTGGTTTTGTTGCTGAAACTGCTCGAACAGCCGCTTCAGGTGCGGCATCAGCTCATTGGCCAGTTGCCGTGGGTCTTTCACATCACCCTTGACGGTGATTTGCAGGGTGGGCGAGAAATTCACCTGTTGCGGCACAGCGGGTGCCTTGGCCACGGGCGTTGTCGCTGCTTTGGGTACAGGTAGCGCAGCGCCTGCCGCAACCGGTGGCGCAAGATTGGGGGGCACCAGCGTGGCCGCCAATGTGGGGGACGCCTTCGGTGATTGGCTGGTCACCAGCGACTTGCCCAACCAGCCGCCCAGCTTGTCACCGGAGACAGAGCCAATGGCACCCCCCAGCAAACCGCCAATCGCGATACCGATGGGGCCGCCCAGTGCCCCGACTGCGGCACCGAGCTTGGCGCCGGCCAAGCCGCCGGCCAGCGTGCCGGCCGCACCGCCGTAACCCTGGGCCTTTTCTTCGCGGGTGGTGGCGTTCTTGGCGGTATCAAAGACCTGATACGCGGCTGAGCCAATGGCCAGTGCCCCGCCCAGTCGGCCACCAGCCTTCCCAAGCCAGCCTCCGACCCGCCCCAAAGTGCCACCCGCACGGGCCATGTCACCTGCTGTCGACCCAGAGGGCCTGCCTGCGCCCTGGCCAGAGCGGCCCAGCAGATCAGGCAGGGCACCGACCCCCGGCCAGTTGGTCACGAACACAGGTTGCGCTCCAGCGGCTGCCCCACCGGTGAGCACACTTGCCAGATTGCCCAGCTTGCCAGGTAGGCCAGGCATGCCTGAAGCTCTGCCGGATCGGCCCGCCAGGAGCGTACCCCACGCCAGATCAAGCGCACCACGCCCGATGTTCCAGGCAGCACGCGCGCCTTTGAGCGCCACCAGCCCTCCAGCAACCGTGGCAAGACCGGCCACCACCATGGGTGCCTGCGCGACCAGCGTGGCCAGCGCCCGCCCCACGGAGCCTAAGGCTTGTCCAACGGTGTCGGTGACCGGGCGCAAAGCATCCCCGATGCGGCGCAAGGCTTCGTCCCAAGCTTGGGTGACTTCGCTCCAGATCTGTTTGGAGGTTTCGCGTCGGGCGGTCAGGTCTTGTTCGATTTCACCACTGGCGCGTGCCGCGTTTTGCTTGAGTCGCTGATAGAGATCAGCGTTTTGCATGTAGGCGGTGAGCGCCGCCTTGACCTGCATGTCGGCAAAGAGGTCACCGGTTTTCATGGTGGCCTCGAAGGCTTGCAGCATGGCCTGCTGCCTGGCTGGATCACGTTCCTCGCCGATGCGTTGCGCAGCCGCCGAGACTTGCTGGGCTCGCTGGGGATCGGCCTGTTCGATGTAGGCCCGGGCCAGCACAAAGGAGGACTCCATCGTGCTCCAGCCCTTGCCGATGGCCTCTTGCATCATGGCGGCGTAATCGATGCCGACATCGGCGTAGCGCCGCTGGGTCTCCGGCGAGCCGATCTTGGAGAACCAGTTCTTCAGATTGTTGGCCGCCTGATCAGGGGAGCCGGAGACCTTCATCTGCACCTGCAGCATGGCGCCCAGTTGATTGACCGAGTCCTGGCCGGTGATGCCAATCTTCTGCATCTCGGCCAACAACTCCGGAAACCAGCGCGCCATGTCCGAGGATTCGAACGAACCCTCTTTGCCCAGGTAGGCGATTGCCTCCAGGGCTTGTTGCATCTGGGCCGGGTCGCTGATCCTGGCGTTTTGCTCCAGTGCGCCGATCATGTGCGCGGTATCGACACTGCCAGAACCCTGGCCCACGGCGAACTTGGCCAGCAGCGGCGCAAAGGAGGCGGCACGCTCCAGATCCATGCCGCCACCAACTAACTGATTGACCGCCTCGGCCAGTTCGTTGCGCCCCATACCGCTGGCCAGCGCACTTTGTGCGATCTGCTCACCGATTTGTGTTTCGCGGGCCGTGCCGGCGATACCAGCCTTGATCGCCATGTCGCGAACAATGGCCTGGTAATTGGCCGAGATGGTGGCCGGCACCGCCACCGTGGCGGTCAGTTTGAGGGCATCGCCCACCGCTTCACGCCCCTGCGCAACCCCCTGGCCGATGCGTTCTCGGCCAACGGCCTGCAGTTCCAGCCCTCGCGCTGTAAGGCCAAGTCGCTGATAGGCGCGGTCCAGGTTGTCCGCTTCAATGCCAGCCTGCCGCAGAACGGTCAGATTGCTCTCGATTTTCTTGCGGATGCCATCGGCGGCCGCATCACCGCTCAGGTGCAGTTTGCGAAACTCGCCTTGCAGGCGCTGCGTCTCGCCAATCGTGCGTTGCCACAGGCGTTGCTGCTCGGCGGTCTGCTTGAGGCGGGTGATGCGCGACTGGGTATCGGTCACCGCCCGGCCCAGCGACGCATCAACCGCGCCGCCAATGACGATACCCAGTGCAATGTCGCGTTTCATTCAATCCTCCAGCCACCACAGGGCATCCCTAAGGTCCAGGGCATCAATCTCAGACGGCGGGAAGTGCAGTTCCCGCGCCAGTCGCTTCATCAGCAGGTTCAGGAGAGGCGCGGTCATCCGGGCGAGCGGACACCAGGCGAAAGTAGCTGTCTTGCAGCCGCTTGTAGTCGGTAAAGCGCATGCCCTCCAGGTCTTTGGGCGCTACGCCGGCCAGAATCCCGAACAGGATCAGCTCACGCTCTTCAGCGTCAGTAGGCGCCTGGCGTGAGGCCAGGCGCATGTCGCGCACGAGCGGCGCGCGCAGGGTCAGCGTGTCGCGGCGAATGCCGTCGAATTCGGTCGGGTGCTGCAATTTGATGGTCAGGTGGTCCATGGGTGGGTCTCCGGTGGAGTGATGGCGTGATGGGAAGTGGGTTACAGACCCAGGGCGGCACGGATGTCGGCCAGTTGATCGCGGCCATCCACGATGCGTACCGAGGCGATCGGGTCGATCTCGTAGATCAGCAGGCCATCGAGTTCGAGCTTGTAGTAGCTGCAGGCCAAGCTGAATTTGGTTTCGGCCTTGTCCGAGGGCTTCCAGTCGCCCATGTCGATTTCGGTCAGCATGCCGCGCAGGGTCACGACGCAGGACTGCACCTCCCCCTTGTGGGTACGGAACGCACCCCGGAACACGCCGTTGAAGGCACTCTGGTCGGCTAGGCCAAAGAAGCGCAGGGCTTCGACGGACATGCCCGAGAGCGAGAAATTGGCTTCCAGCGCTTCGAGGCCAAGATCCATCTTGATCGGGGCGTCCATGCCGCCGGCCCGGTAGTCTTCGGCCTTGATCTTGAGTTTGGGCGGCGTGACCTGGGTGGCGATGCCGGCGAAGTTCACGCCGTCGATGAAGAGGTTGAGGTTGTAGAGGGTTTGCGGGATCACGGTGAGGGCTCCTTAAATGTCGAGAACTTCGGTAATCCACTGGTTCGTGACCTCGACCCGGAAGGTGGGGTTTTCTGCGGGGGGCACGTCAGTGAAGCGGATGTTCCAGTACACGCGGCCTTGCTCGAGTTGGCTCGCGGTGTTGAGTTCGGGGTCGGGATAGACCTCGAAATTGATGATGGCGCCCTGCGCTTTCAGATCGCGCATGAAGGCCTGCAGCCCTTCGGTCACGTCCTTGACGTAGGTCTTGGTGATGGAGCGGTCCACCGCCCATTTGTGGCCATAGAGGATGGCGTCCATGACGATATCGACCGTTCGCACCCGGGTGACGAAGGCCCACTTGGCATCGGCCGAGCGCGTGCGGTTGCCCCACAGGCGGTAACCGCCATCGCGGATGACGGTTGTGATGTTGGCGGCGTTGAGCAGGTTGGCGCGGCAGGTCTCGTCGCCATCCAGGAACTCGATTGGGCGTGCGGTGCCGATGACCTCGACGAACTCTTTATTGGAGGGCGATGCCCAGAAGCCGTACTCACGATCGGTCCGGGCAAAGAGGCCTGCGGCATACGGGGATACCGGCACCGTGCTGGCCGCACCGGTCTCGGTGTCCCAGACCTTGAGCCAGGGATCGACGGCAAAGACGCGCTTGCTGCCAAAGTTGTTGAAGTAGGCAATAGCCGATTCGTCATCGGTGTTGGGGCCGTCCACGAGGGCAATGGCCTTGAGCTTGGCCGCCAATCCATCCATGGCGCTGGCCACGGCTTGGGTTCCCGAGTGCCCCGGGCAGACGATCAGGCGAGGCTGGGCGTTATGGACGGACTTGCCGTCGAGCAGCGCCTGCATGCCGGTGCGCTGCCCATCGACCGTCACGCCACCGATGATGGCGCTGGTGAGAGTAGCCGCATCAGCGACCAGGGGAACACCGATGGCGACCACCACAGCCGACGATTGGACGTAGATGCCGCGTGCCGATTTGGCCAGTGCGCTGCCTGCACCGAACTGCTTCACCGCCTCCCGGTAAGAGGTCAGCAAGATGGGTTTGTTGGGCACGGCCAACCCCTCGGCAGGCGTGTAGGTATCGACCAGGCCGATGATCGACGAGGACGGAATGGCAATCGGGCGCGGACCGGTGTCGATCAGGGTGACGGTCACACCGTGGAAGAAGGAAGTGGGCATCGTGTTCTCCGGAAAGTAAAAAGCCCACCGCAGGGGTGGGCCGGAAGGGATAGGTGGGCTGAAGCGGAATTTACGGAGGCGGCGTGCTGGCCATCTGGTGGAAAGCACGCAAAGCCTGCTGCCCTGCATCTGCCAGCGCCTGGGCGCTTGCCTGATCGGTGGCGCTACGAATGGCCTCCTTGGTTTTGAGTCGCTGGTCACGCAAGCCGTAAAGGGCAGCCTCCCACTGGCGGGCAGCCCGCAAGATGTCTTCGGCTGCCGCCTGCGGTCTCCACGCCTTGGCTTGCGCCCAGGACAACACTGAGACTGGCACTTCACCGCTGTAACCTGCCGCCTGGTACGCGCTGGCCTCTTGCGCTGCACGGTCGTATTCGGCCACGCGCAAGGGGTCGCCTGCCAGTTCCCGGCGCACCTGGTCGGCCACTGCGTCGATCTCTTGGCAGAGTTGGGTTTTCAGCGCATCGAGCAAGGCCGATTTCAAATCGGCATCCTCCTGCCATTGACCGTTCAGCCATCGGTGGGCCGGGCTGGGGCGTGGTTTTTCGGTGGCATGAACATCGGCAGGTGTCAGGCCTATCTCTGTGATGGAAACAGGAATGCCATTTTCAGTAGACCACAGCACTGCCGAGCGCCAATCGGGAGCGAGCTGCCACTGGTTCTCTCGGAAGACCGCTACCTGCCGCGCTTTTGGCTTGGGAGGTGGCAGATCGGTGGCATATGCCGGAATCAGCCAGATATCCGGCTCCAGTGGGGATCGGTCCGCAGCACTTTGGCCAATCAGCTCGCCGGTTTCGGGGTGGTAGTGATAAAGGGTTGTCATGGGCGACCTCAGTATTTGATGCAGGCGAGCAAGGCGGTGTTGCGGGGTCGGGTTTCGGCACCGCCCGCCACGCCGGTGTAGTAGCGATTAGGGTGATAGGTGGCGTACATCGCTGGCGCGTTGTCAGAACTCACGATGTTGTCACCCCCGTTGTCGTTGATGACAAACGCTGCGGTGTTGAACACATCGGCTGAATTGATCACGTGGTCGTGGCTCTTGAACGAATCGCCCTGCCAGGCACCGAATGTTCGACCCACGTCAACGCCGCGCGCGTCGTCCCACGCCCGCAGGAACTCACCCCGCAGATCCGGCAGGCGAAAAGTGGTGCTGCCATTGCCGGCACCAAAGCTTGTCCCGATTGCCGCAAATAACGCTGCGTACATAACGCGGCTAACCTCCGCCCCGTTTGCTTTGAGCCACCCGTTTGGGGCAACTTGCATACCAAAGAAAGCCACTGCTCCCGCAGGCGCGGCTTGAATAGCGGCAGCGACGGTGGCGCCATCGGTGATGCCGTACCCCGCCAATGTCGTCGCTTTGTCCGCTTTGCCAGAGATGGCGCTGGCCACTTCCGGAGTGGTCATGTATTGCGGGTGTGGGTCAAGGTGGGCCAGGTGCTGGCCGAACTCGTCATCCACATACCCACGTGTGGCCAGCACGATCGCCGGATCGATCTTCAGTTGAACAGCCGCCGTGTTGCTCACGATCAGCACCATGCGGATCACCTGCGTGCGCCCCGAGCCTTCGGCCAGCACAGGCTTGTAGGTATCCGGGCAGTTGGCCACCGCGCACAAGTTGCCATCGGTGTCGTACAGGCCGATCTCGCGAATCCACCAGCCTCCGATCTCCTCGGGAATGACCTGCTCGGCGATGATCTGGCTGGCATTGGCAGGATCAACAAAGAGACGATTTAAGGGTGCGCGGCGGTTTTCCCGAACCAGGGCGGTCTGGCTGCGGTTGGGCAGTGGCGTGCTGCCGTTGCCATCACCGACCCCCATCTGGGTCAGTTGCAGCGTCGTGCCCAGCGCCGTGGCATTGGCCAGCTTGGCCTCGCCAATCGCGGTCAGGATGGCAAAGTAGGTTTGACTCATAGCGATGAGCTCCAGGGATAGATATTCAGGTGATCGATCGTGTGGTCGGCGCCTTGGATGCACACCAGCCCGGCCACCTCAACCACTTCCGGCGTATAGGGGTAGATAACCATCTCGTCGCCCTCATAGGCAGCAACGTGAACGGGGCAAGCCCCCCGGGCCTCAAGACTGATGGCCAGGCCAATCAGGTGTCGGCTGAGTGGCTTGGCGTCATCGATCAGGCGCTCAAGCTCCTGGTACATCGCATCGCTGATACCGGTGTCGAGCACGCCGACCTTCAGGCTGAAGGTGCCAGCCGGACCGACAGGAACCCGCTCCCACCACTCAACGACTTCGATCAGGTAGCCCAGAGGCTCGACCACCCGGCGTAGCGCGCCGATGGTTCCCTTGTGCTGATGCACATAAAAGGCTGAAGCAATGACGCCGCGCTTGGCCGCTCCCGACCAGGCCGGGTCCCAACGATCCACCGAGCGTGCCCAGGCGAGATACGGCAGCAAGTGGGTCGGACACGATTGGGGTCGCCACAGATCAGCGATGGGCACTGGCATTGCTCGGTGGGTGGCCTCTGCAAGGTGCCGCTCCAGCGGTGTGCTGTTGGCTGGCAGCAAGGCGCTACTCATCAAAGCCTCCGGCAGACACATCAATCGCTGTGCAGTGCGCAGCCTGACTGCTCGTCAACACCACATCAGCGGACGGCTGCAGCAGTTCCACCCGCTGCACACCTTCCACATGCAGGGCGGCAAAGAGCGCCGAGCGCCGGATATCACGACCAAGCCGGCGCTGCGTGCCGACATAGGTTTCCAGTTGTGCCAACGCCGCAGCCAGGATGGGCTCAACCTCTGGCCCGGGATAAAGCCACAGAGTGGCTTTGACCTCATAAGGCACGATCTGGGCGCCTTGCACGGTGAGACGATCTGCCACAGGCCGAACTTCCTCGCTCGACAAGGCGTCATTTACTCTGTCCAACAAATCGGCACCCGCACTGCCATCGCCTTCTCGCGAGAGCACCGTGACCACCACCTCGGCGGGCGCCGGGCTCTCGGCCGACGCATCGGCCACGCGCCCATCGGCTGAAAGTGCGTGAAAGACGTAGGCCGCGCGGGGACCGGCCACGGACAGACCTTCGAAGGCCCGCTGGACCCGGGCACGCAGGCTGGCATCGTTCTCATAGACGGGCTCTACGGGTGGGGAGGCCTCTGGGTCGCCCGGGCTGACCAGCAAACGCGAGACGTTCACATTGGCCGCCAGTTGTTCCAGATCCGCACCCACGGCATAGGCCAGCAGTACCGAGCGGGCGGCATCGTTGATACGCGCACGCAGCTGCACCTCGCGGTACGCACAGAGCTCAAGCAATTTCACGACCGGGTCAGATTCCAGCGGCGCAGTCCATCCATCGCCCATCAGCGCCCGGAAGGTCGCCAACAGGTCCTGATAGATGCCCTCGAAATCCAGTGGCTCGACGACTTCGGGGGCGGGCAGTTGCGACAGGTCGATCACAGCGCCACCTCCAGCAACAAAGGCGCGGCCTCGTACTGTCCTTCAATCACAAAATCAATCCTTCCATCGACCACGCCGGTGATGCGCACCGCCGACAGGCGAATGCGTGGCTCCCATCGGCCGATGGCGCGTGCGGCTTCCGCCTGCACCGCCGAGATCCAGCCTTTGTTGATGGGCAGGTCCGCATAGCGGGGAATCTCGCTGCCGTACTCCGGGCGCATGCGCCGGCTGCCCAAAGATGTGCTCAGGATGTCGCGGATGGATTGCTTGAGGTGGGCGATGCCAGAAAGCGCCTGGCCGCTATCACGGCTCATGCCAATCAGGGCCATGGTTCAAGCCCCGGCGGCCGAATCAAACTCGCGCTGGAACTCCGGGTGTTTTTCCAGAAAGGCGATAAGGGCGGAGTCGCCGGTCTGAATGCGACCCTGCGCAACGGCAAAGTTGCGGCCATCGGCCAGCACCAAGGTGCGGCTCTTGAATGCGAGGTCGCGGTAGGTCACCGTTGAGGGACTTTTCTCATCCGGGGTGGAGATCGGTGTGGGTGTGGGCTTGTTGTCGATCTTGGCCATGTGGCGCTCCTGAAACGCACAAGCCCGTCCAGCGCGAACGGGGACGGGCTTGTTTTTGGGGTGAATGAAGGATCAGCGGGCAGCACTCGTTGGCGCGCCGTCGCCTTGTTCGGTGTGGGTGTGACCCTGCAGGCTGATACCACCGGCAGTGACATCGCCTTGTGCGTGAACCTGACCGCCGAAGGTAGCGTTGCCGCCAGCCGAGCCGCCCGACATACCCTGGGCCAGCGCGCCGCCAATCGTCAGATTGCCGGTGACCGTGGTCTCGGGTGCATCCAGCGTGACGCTGGGGGCCTTGACCGTCACCGGGCCACCACTGTCGATCAGCACGGTGGTGGCGTTATTCACGGTCACGCTCTGGGTGCCCTCAACCAGCAATGCACCTGCCTGCCAGTCGTAGAGCATCTGCGCGCCATCCGGCATGCGGATCACCGTCACATGGTCCCGGTTATCCGCCTGGCCGTGCGTGGTGGTGTAAAAGCCTGGCAGGATGAACCCGGCCTCCGGCATGCCCGAGGGTGAAATCAACAGACACTGTTCACCGACCGAGGGCGCGCGCCAGATCCGCACTGCACCGGCAGCCGGCACATGCCACGGCAGATAGGCCGACACCCAGTTGCCGATGCGCACCCGTGCCCGGGCCGCGCTGTGATCAACGACGTCGATGGTGCCTGCCTGCAGCATGGCGGCGATCATGCGATCGTGTTCGCCAATCGCGTATGCGTCGCTCATGGCGCCTCCGTCAGGGGTTCATAGGTCTCAGGAGGCTGGATACTTGGCGTAAAGCCCACCCAGATGGCCAGACCACTTTCATCCGCGTAGGGCCAGACCGCCTCGCCCAGATGAAACTCATGGGTCCATTCGACCACCCAGACCAGGTACCCATCGAGTTCGGGCTTGAAAGCGTCGTCCCCGATCTGAACCAGACTCGCCATGGTGATCGGCAGGCCCCAGGTCTCATGGGTCAGCGCCACGGCAACCCGCGCTGCCAATTCACGCACCTGCAAATCGGCCTGGGCCGCATTGGGGTCAACAATCGCCCGGGCCTGAAACCGGCCAATCAGTGCCGTGGCGCCGTTGCCCGGATCCTCGCCCGGCTCCATCTCGGCGAGTTCCACCAGCACGGCAGGCAGGCCGATGCGGCGCTGCAAGACCGGATAAGCCTCAACCGTGGGCACCCCGTCCAGCTTGGCGCGCAGGCCGTTGACGATTGCGGTGTGCAATTGGGCAAGTGAATCAATCATGGGGTTTACATCCTCAGCGGGCCTTGGCCAGCGCCTTGTGAATTTCGTAGTTCACCTCCTGACGCAGCACCGTCAGCAGACGTTCTTCGGCGCGCTCGGCAGCTTGTCGAAATGCCGCTTCGCCGGGTCCGGTCCAGTCCACCTTGACCACCTCATAGGGGCGACGCGCCTGCGTGGTACGGCGATACAGAGGTCCGTCGGGTGAGCGCTTGCGCATCTGCCACGCCTGATCAAACCGATGGCGCCCCACCGAGATGCCGGTGCGTGTCTGGCGTGGCTTTCCCAGGCGGTGGGCTTCGATGGCATTCAGCCCCAGCCAGACCTTGCCGCTGTCGCGCGAGCGCAGAAAGAAATACAAGCGCTGGCGCAGCAGCTTTTGCGGGATACGGGTCTCAACGCTCACCGCCTTGGCGGTCTGGCTTTTGACCCACTGCCCGGTCTTGCGCAGGGTGCGCCGCCAGGCCGCCTGGCTCGCGTTGACGGTGAGGCCTTGCGTGAGGGCCAGCACCTGACCCACATCGATATCGACTTTGAGGGTCGTGCTCATGTCATGGGCCTCAGAATCAGAGCCGTGACGCCGGTGCCATCCGGCTCGATCCCGACGACCTCAAACGTCTGGCCATCAAAGCTCAAGGTCGTGCCCCTGGCTACATCAACCGCATCGAGATCGCGCACGATGAGCTGCGGCTCAATCAGGCCAGTATCCAAGCGCCCCACCTGGGGGGCGAGCCACGGGGAAGAGAACATCCCCCGCACGGGGCGAGCAGCGATATCGGCCTGATCAGCCAAGGTATCGAACACGCTGGCATCCAGTTCATTGCCGAGGGCACGGAAGTCTTGCATGTCAGCCGAATCACTTGGTGAGCTTGATGACCGCACGCGGCTTGGTACACAGGTTCAGCGGGTTGGACTGCGCTTCAAGCGCCACGCCCTTGTTCATGCGCATCAGCTCCTGCTTGGCATAGAGCGGCAGGCCGATGGTGTTGACCGTCTCCATGTAATCGGCCGGCGCATATCGGGTGATGAAGAGTTCCGAGACACCGATCGGGATCAGATAGGCATCGTTTTCTCCGATGAAGCTGATGCTGCCGACCTTGCCGTAGAACTCCTTCCAGGTCACCTCGCCGAAGGTGAAGCCCTTGCGCAGATCGTCACGCAGGAATTGCCCATCGTTCCAGCGGTCGTAGGCCTGCCTTCACAGTGGCGTGGCCGACAAAGGCATCGTAGAAACCACGACCGCAAATGCCCAGCCAACCGGTGATCACGCCCGAGTCGCCGATCACATCCTCGCTTTTGCGCTTGGCATCGCGAATCTTTTGCTGCAAGTCGGTGGTTTCGGTGCCCAGTGCCATGGCCACCGACTGCGCGGTGATACCAAAGCGCTGGTGCAAGTCGAGCAGGACGCGCGAACCGTCCGCGTCGTAGATCTTGCCGGTGACCGCACCGAAACGGTGGTAGCGTAGGGTCGCTTCCAGACGCTGGCGCATTTTGAGCAGGCGCTGGGTGACCAGGTTCTGTACTGTCTGGGTTTGCGACTCAGAACCAAAGGCCCGCACGCCCTGGACTTCGTCCGCTTTGATGGCCCCTGTGGTGGCCAGGTGTAGGGTCGAGAACGGGATCATGTCGCGCTTCGATCCCACGGTCACGTCACCCGGTGCACCGCGTTCGCTGGCTGGGACCAGGGCCAGAGCATCCCCATCGCGCTCGATCATGACCGAGGTCGTGGTAATGCCTTCTTCCTCAAAGAGGCTGTCGAGCAGCGTGGGAACATATTGGCCCTCGGGCGGGTTGTTGATGGCAGCGGTGAGCGAAGCGACACCGAAGGCGTCGTCGTTAAAGATGTCGAGAGTCAGGGGCATGGAAGTCTCATGAATGAGTTGGGCACGTGGGTTAGCGCACGATGAGGTGACGGGTTTTGAGATCGGCAATCGCGGCGGCATCCAGCCCCATCAGACGCGCTGCGGCGACTTCAGCCAGGCGCACGAAAGCCACGCCATTGCGTACGTCTGCCGATGCGGGCAGTGCAGCGTGCAAGATGCCCACTGCCACCTCGGTGCCGTCGGTGGCGGCCGGGCTGTAGGCGGCGTAATGACCAGAGGCGGTCTGGATGCCCAGGACCTGCCCGGCAGGCAACGCGTCACCGGCAGCGACCGTGATGGCTTCGCGCGAGATCTCGCGGTTGCCCTCGGAGAGAAGAAATTCAGCCGTGTGGACGGCCTCGGTTTGGATGTTCATGGCGTGTGCTCCAGGTGACGATTAAGGGGTGGGTGCTTGGGGGATGGGCGCCTGAGGCGTGGCCGTTTTGACGGCCGCCGGGCGGCTGGGCTTTTTCTTGCGCGCGGCGTAGATGGCGCTCGTGTTCGGACTGGCCGCTGCTTTGGGCTCGGGGATGATGGGCGGTTCCTTGTTGTCGATCACAGTGCCTTGCGCGGCCAGCAATCGATCAAACAGCCGCGCACGCACGGCCTCCACACTCAGCCCGGAACGCGCGTAGTCGGCAGCCAGTTCCGGCAACCGGGCGCTGGCACACAGGGTGCGAATCGCTTGCAGACGCTCAATCTGCGCGGACACCGCGTCGTCATCGGAAAGGGGGGTGTTCATCAGCAACTCCTCAGTGAAATCAGCCAACCCACAGGCCAGGCAAGCCTGAGAGAAACGCGCAGCGTTGCGTGCGAGCCGGGTCGGGTCTGGCTGTGGCTCGGGTGCCTGGGCTGGTTCTTCGGGAATCAACTCAGCTTTGGGAATCGACTCAGCACTGGCTGCCAGCAAGGCTTCGGGGGGATGCTTGAAGCGCGCCAGGACATTGGTCGTGCCCCGGCAGGCCTGCAGAGCCACGGCCTCGCCAATGACGTCCACCAAGCCCAGCGCCAAGGCCTCATCGGCACTCAACCAGGTTTCTTCGTCGAGCATCTGAATGAGCGTGGCGTCTTCGATGGCGGGAGCCTTACGTCGGTAGGCCGCCAGGATGCCGTCGCGCGCCTTGTCCATCATGTCAGCGGTTTTGCGCAGGTCGTGGGCACTGCCGTAGGTGAAGGTCCACGGGTTGTGGATCATCAGCATGGCGTTGGCCGCCATCACCACCTGATGCCCGCCACAGGCAATGACACTGGCAGCCGATGCGGCCAGGCCGTCGATGCGCACGGTGCAGCGCGCACCCAGACGCAGCAGCGCGTTATGAATGGCAAACCCATCGAACACATCACCGCCCGGGCTGTTGATGGCGATCGTGATCGCGGCCTGCCCATCGTCCATCGCCTTGAGTTCGTCGATGAATCGGGCGGCACTGATACCCCACAGCCCGATCTCGTCATAGATCAGCACTTCGATGGATTTCGGTTGATCCGCATCAGTCTTGGCCTGAATGCGGTACCAGCTGCGCGTTGGCGCAGCCTCGGGAAGGTCGCTCATGCCGGCTCCTCAAGATTGGAAATGGGTGGGTTGGTCGTGGCCGTCGGCGCTGGCGGGTTGGCTCGCGCATCCGAGTCATAGGCCAGGCCCAAGGCATCAGCGCGGGCGATGTCGGCCGCGTTTTCTGCGTCGATGAGTTCGGCGTCGTAGCCTTGGCGCAGTGCGACTTCCGAGCGCGAGGTGAAACCGGCACGGACCTCCATGCGCCGGGCCTGCACGTCCTGCACCGGGTGCAGGTAGGACCAGCCTTGCGGCACCCAGCGGGTGCGCAGATACGCGCGCCGTTGTCGGGGGTAATCAGGGAGCGCGATGGCCCCAGCCAGCACCGCCATGTCCAGCCAGGCAGCACGCACGGGCCGGCACATCTGATGCACGAAGACGCCGAACTGGCGCTGCTCGATGCGCCGCCGAAACTCGTTCAGCACCACGCGGATCACCCGGTCATTCACATTGCGCAGATCGCCGGTCAGCAACTCGAAGGGCAACCCTGCCCCGGCAGCGGTGGCCAGCAGCTGCTGACGCATGAAGTCCGGGTAGGTGTTGCCGGCATCGGGCGGGTTGGAGAAATCCACCTCTTCACCAGGTAGCAGTTCCTGCAGGGTGCCAGGCTCCAGCCCCACCATTGGGGTAAAACCATCGGCATCGGTCTGGATGGGGGCGCCCGTCACCGGATCGACCGGCGGGTCCTCGGGCGCCGGTTTGCGAATGAAACCGGCAAACAGGTTGGCCACCTCCTGCCGAAACAGCACCGCGTCATCAAAGTCGTCGAGCGATTTCAGTCGTGCCAGGACCGGTGCCAGAACAGGGACGCCACGCAGCTGGCCCGCGCGCAGCGGCTCATAGATGTGCAACACCTGCTCGGCCGGGACGCGCACCAGATCGTTGAACCTCAATGCAGGATTGGGACCATCACCGGGATGGGTGCGGTACATCCAATAGGCGACCCGCTGCCCGATTGCGTTGTATTCAATGCCGGCGCGGATGACGTTGCCGCCACGGCCTTGCTCATGCTTGTCGTGCGGCACGAACTCAGGCTCAAGCACCTGCAACTGCAGGGGCACTGCCATGGCATCCTCGAGCCGCCGGGGCCGCAGGCGAATGAAGCACTCGCCCGACTCGTACACCGCCCGGCAAACCAGCGCCTGCAGCCCATAGAGGTCGGTGCGACCGTCGGCATCGGCTTCGTCGCACCAGTCCTCCCATAACGCCTGCAACTGGCGTCGCACGCCATCGTCGGGATGACGCGGCTTGGGGGTGATCCCGGTGCCGATGGTGTTCGACACCAGTCGGTCTATTGCCGAGAAGGCATAGGGGTCGTTGCGTGTGGCAGCGCGCGATCGGTTGCGCAAGTGCTGCAGACCGGCGAGCGACGCCGAACTTGGCCCGCCATCGGGCGCCTTCCAGCCGCCCAGGCGACGACCGTTGCCGGCGCTGTCATAGCTGGCTTGCACGCGGGTCAAGCGCTGAGGCAGCAGAAAGCCGCGTTGCGCCAACCAGGGGTAGGACGCGGGCATGATCACCACCCCTTGCCTGCATGAAACAAGCGCATCAGCCGGGCACGCCGTCTGCCAACTTTCGAGAGCTCATTGAGCATGCGATCGCGGGCCTCGATGAGTTCTTGCACCGAGCGGTATTCCACGGTGCGGTCCGCAAACCGCACGATGTGCTCGCCCTTGGCCACGGCACGCTCAATCCGGACCACGTCGTCCTGGGTAAAGGCCATGTAAAATTTCCTTGATGCTCAGCGTCGGCGCAGATAGGCGGATGCCGCGACCCGACGGGCTGGTGATTGGTGGGTTCCGGCAGCAGGCGCCGGCGCTTGCCTCAGTCGAGGCGAGCCCTCGTTGGGCGTGACGACGACGGGCTCGTGTTGCGATGTCATGCGCTCGCCTTCGATGACTGCGCCAGCCAGTTTGGCCAGCACCAGGCGGCGCTCGATCTTGAGTCCCTGCAGCGCGGCATAGGCATACACGCGGCAGTCCAGCGCTTCGTTGCGCGCCCCGGAGGGTTTCTGCCAGGCGCGCACCTCATTGCCTCTGCCATCGATGCGGGTCACACGTTTTTCGACAGTGGCCTGCTCGAACCAGGCGTCGTCATACGACATCGGAAAGTGGCAGTAGCCAGGTTTACCTGACGCAACCTGCCAGCGCGCATAGATCGTGTCCTTGGCGGTGTCGACACCAATCAGGCGCACCGTGTGGCCCCGGTACTTTTTGGACTTCGTCTGCCGCTTGGGCCAGACCGGGCGGGGGCCGAACTGGCCTTTGACCGCCCAGACGTTGCGCGCCGCGCGCGGGGTGGCGAACTCATACACTTGCTGCACATGGTGGCCGCCAGAGTCGATACAGCAGGCAGCAATACGCAGTGCCCGGCCGTCCTCGGTGGGCAGACGGGTGTTGATCAACAAGCCATCCAGTTGCTGCCACAGCGCGGGTTCCGCCGGGTTGCCGTGCAGCACGATGTGCTCGATACCCCAAGACTCCTCACCCGCACCCCAGCCCACGAGCTCGATTTCCAGTCGATCCTTTTGCGTGTCCACGCCAGCGGTGACGGTCAACACGCCTGCCGGTAGGTGATCCGGTGCGTACGCTTCGCGCTGCTGGGCCAGCAGGTCGGCACTGGCTCGCTCGCCCACGCTTTCGAAGGGCAGTCCCATGGCGGTGTTCCACCAGGTCTTTTCTTCTTCCGGGTTGCCCCGGGCGCGCAGGAAATCGCTGGCGATCTCCGAGAGCTTGCGCCAAGGCGAATAGAGCTCATTCAGATGAAACCCGGGAATCGGGTGTTGCGGGCACTGGGCCATCCATTGCCCCTGCGCGAGCATCAGCGGCCGGTCGCTGTCGCGGATCAGGGCGCCGCAAGACGGGCAGACCAACGCGGTTTGCGCCAAGTCCGTTTCATTGACCAGCACATTGGCCCACTCAAGCACATGACGGTGGCCGCAATGGGGGCACGGCACGAAATAGCGTCGCTGGTCCGACTGCAACCAGGCGCGCTCGATCCGGCTGTGCCCCTTGAGGGTTGGCGTCGAAACCAGCGCCACTTTCTTGCGCGCTCGGTAGGTGGCGGTACGCTTGCGGGCCAGGTTGACCGGGTCGCCCTCTGTGCCGGCCGAGGGTGGGTAGCGATCGACCTCGTCACAGAGCAGGACCCGGATCGGGCGGCTAGACAAGCTCGCTGCGCTATTGGCCCCGGCGATCGTCAGATGCCCACCGGGGAAGTGTTTCTTGAGAATCGTGTTGCCCGAGTCGCGGCTCTTGGCATCGCGCACCTTGCCGACCAGGGCTGGGGTGTCGCGGATCATCGGCGCCAGACGATCCTTGGAGAAGGTCTCTCCCATCTCGATGGTGGGCTGCACGACCAGGATTGGTGACGGGTCGAGATCGATGAAGTAGCCAATCAAAGACTTCAGGATGAGCGTCTTGCCCACCTGCGCCGAGGACATCATGACGACCTCCTCGCCCCCGGGTTCGCTGAACGCATCCATGATGCCGCGCTGATACGGGGCACGATCGCTCAGGTACTTGCCGGACTCCGCACTGTCCTCAGGCGAGAGGTAAAGATGCGTGTCAGCCCATTGGCTCACCGTCATCGTCGGGGGTGGTCGCCACAGCGAGCGCACCCGGGTTAGCAAGGTCTGGATCATCGTCAAGGGCGGCCTCAGCAAGTTCCGACAAGGCCTCCATCACCATGTCCGTCAGCAGCCGTTCAATGGCCGACTCCTCAGAAAGCGGCAGCACCAACGGGGTGGCGCGTACCGGCAGGGTCAATAACTTGGCCCGGGCGGCGGCGATCATGCTGGCCCAGGCGCGCTCAACCTGTGCAGCGGGCACCAGCACGCCCTTGAGGCGAGCGATCTCGACTTCGGTTTTTTCGGCCTGGGCTCGGGCGAGGCGGGTTTTTTCAGTCAGGAGATTACCGCCGTCGCCGCTGGCGACCGCCCGCAGGTGGCGGATGTAGGCCACAACCGACGGGATGATGTCGTACTGCCCGCGCGTGGCGGGCTTGGGGATCACGCCTTCCTTGGCCAGCTGCTGCACTCGGCGCGGGGTGAGATCCAGCAGCTTGGCCAGCGATTCGATGGGGGCAGTTGCCATGCAGGGTGGCTCGTGAGCAAAGGTGAAATCAAAGTGGGGCCGGCAGCGCCGACATTTCGCCTTCAAGCGAAATACCGATGCCACTCATTTCGTCTCGGCTCACGGCTAGGCCCTGTGGCGCCTTGAACTGAGCCACGAAGCGAAACCGTAGCGCGGCCTGTGCCTGCGCAAATCTCGCGGGTCCGCCGCCCCGCACTGGCCAAGGTCGCCAGGGTCCCCGGCGATGAAATAGCGAAGCGCTGCGAGCCACTGCCATTCCCTGCGTGGGATTGATGCGACAGGGGCCAGATTCAACTTGGCTTCTTCCGCAAATGAAGCGTTCATACGGTCATCGCAATCAACCGGAGCCCACACCATGACCCACCCGACGCTCGATCACATCGCCCAAACCATCCTCGGGCTCGAGACCCTGGACACGCGTAACAGCGACCGGCTGGATTTCCATGACCTGGCGGTCTGGAACATCAAAGCCGCGCTGCAGGCGGCTTTTGAGGCAGGCCAGCAGGCCGGCAAGAAACCTCGCCAAACCCCGCAGAAACGAGTTGCTACGCCGGCCGAATGAAGCGTTCATACAGACACGATCACCCACCCGCAAAAAGGACCGAACCATGACCACCCAGACCGCCAAGCCCACCGCCCTGGACAGCTTTATCGCCAAGGCCGGCGAATTCGACGTCTTGCTCCAGCGGCTGCAACAGATGCGCGATGACCATTTTGGCGTCAGCCCCGATGCGGTGACCTGGGGCCATGTGGGTGACGTGACGCGCTACGTCACCGCCCTCAAGGAAGTGACCGATGCCTACTTCTGGCAAGGCGAGTACGCCGAGTAAGCCCACCCCAATTCAACGCACCCCGACCCGTCACAAGGAGATGACCATGAAACTGACCGACACCCAGACCCTGATTCTCAACACCGCCATCCAGTCGTCCGATGGCCTACTGAGCTGGTTTCCAGACAACCTCAAGGGCGGTGCCCGTGACAAGGTGTTGGGCAGCCTGCTGCGACAGGGCCTGATTCAAATCGATGGCAAAACCCACCGGGTCACTGACCTGGCTTACGAGACGCTGGGACTGGCGGTGCCAACGGCTTCGATCGAACCGATCAAAGCCGCGCCACGCACCCGGGGGAACACCAAGCAGGCGCAGATCATCGCCATGCTCCAGCGCCCGGAAGGCGCCACCATCAGCCAGATCGTTGAGGCCACGGGCTGGCAACCACACACGGTGCGCGGCACCTTTGCCGGTGCCTTCAAGAAGAAGTTGGGCCTGACACTGATCTCCAGCAAGGATGACCATGGCCAACGCGTTTACCGGATCGACCACACTGACTGAGTTTCAAGCGATGGGCTACGCTTTCACCTTTGAGGTGGTTTTATGGATGCGAAAACAATTCAGCTGTTGGCTTCGATCTTGGGTTTGGTTGGCGGAACCATTCTGGCCTACAGCCTGAATCGAGTTTTATCGGAGATGCGCCTTGCACTGAACGCGCTTTCTACGTCAATCGAATCTGTAGTTCAGTCAGGCGATATTTACGTCTTTCGGGGACTGGACGAACGCATTGCGACTGCCAACCGATTGTCGGGATCGTGGGTCAGAGCCGGAATCTATTGCCTTGTCGGCTCAGCTGTACTGACAGCCATCTCCATTTTCTTCACCTGAGCTGGGCATTCGACGAATGACGTCCCATCTTGGAGACGTGTTGCTTGTTTCCCCGTGTAATCCTGCCACCGCTTGACGATCACATCGACGTACTTGGGATCAAGCTCCACCAGCCGTGCGCGGCGCTGAGTTTTCTCGGCGGCAATCAGGGTCGTGCCGGAGCCGCCAAACAGGTCGAGCACGATGTCCCGCGTTTTGCTGCTGTTGCGAATGGCCCGCTCGACCAGTTCCACCGGCTTCATGGTCGGGTGCAGATCGTTCTTGACCGGCTTGTTGATGAACCAGACATCGCCCTGGTCACGGTCACCACACCAGAAGTGATCGACGCCATCACGCCAGCCATACAGGATGGGTTCGTATTGGCGTTGGTAGTCGGCGCGACCCAGTGTAAAGGTGTTCTTGGCCCAGATGATGAAGGTGGACCACTTGCCACCCGCGCCGCGAAACGCCAGCTGCAGGGTGTCAAGCTCGCTGGAGCTCATGGCGATGTAAACCGCACCCTTGCTATAGGCCAGCAGGTTGGCGCAGGCCGCCGACAGAAATCCGGCAAAGCCTTCACCCAGGTTGTCATTAAGGATGGGCCGGTGAGTGCCGCGCTGCTTGTCCTTGGCGGTGTTGGCGTAGTTGACGTTGTAGGGCGGATCGGTAAACGCCATGTCGGCCAGATCGCTGCCCATCAGGGTCTCCAGTGCCAAGGGGTCCGTGGCATCGCCACACAGCAGACGATGCTCACCCAGCAGCCACACATCCCCTGGTTGGCTTACGGGGTCGTCGGTGACCTCCGGTACTGCGTCATCGTCGGTCAACCCCTCGTTGCCGGCCAACTCGGCCATCAGAGCAGCCAGTTCATCATCGGCAAAGCCTGTCAGAGACAGATCGAACCCGGCAGCCTGCAAGGCCTCCAGTTCGATGCGCAGCAACTCATCATCCCAGCCGGCGTTCTCAGCCAGCTTGTTGTCCGCCAGCACATAGGCGCGCTTTTGCGACTCGGTCAGGTGCGCCAGTTCGATGACCGGCACCTGATCGAAGCCCAGCTTGCGTGCCGCCAGGACGCGGCCGTGACCAGCAATGATGCCGTTGCTGCCATCGACCAGCACCGGGTTGGTCCAGCCAAACTCGCGGATGGATGCCGCGATCTGTGCTACTTGGGCATCCGAGTGCGTGCGGCTGTTACGGGCGTAAGGAATCAACGCCTCGATCGGACGGTTTTCGATTTGCACGATGGTCTGGGAGCCTTGAAATGATAAACCCGCCAAGAGCATGGTGCTCAGGGCGGGTTCATGGGGTTAGGTAGTGGCCAGATCAGGGTGGGCGTTTGCCTCGCACCTCTGTCCAGAAGATAGCTGAAATACTACGCCAATCCGGCGGATATGTTGCACGCCTGATTTCGCGTTCAACCCGCAGCGTTACGCAGGTCTGCGCAGACCTTGTAAGTCGCTGGCGATTTCATGCAATTTCATGATCGATCTTCCAGATTGAGGTGCAGCGCCACCTTGGCCAGGGCCATCTGCCAACGTCGCCAGGCGGTGCTGCGGTCACAGGCAAAGCGGATACCGATTTCCCGCCAGCCGTAGCGCTTGGCGCGCATCCACACCAGGTGCCGTTGCTCTTCTTCCAGCCAGAACACCCAGCGCATCACTTCCAGCATCCGATCGACCGACTCCGGGCTGGGCGGGAAATAGACCGGTGGCCGGTCATCCGCACCCAAGTTTTCATGTTCGGCGCGTTTGATCGCCGGCCAGCAATTGAAATACCCCTGGACTCGAGCCGCTGGCAGACGTCGGGCCACATCGGCCGCCTGACTGAAGCGCAAGGCCACATCGTCGATCGTCCACTTAGCCATGGCGAGACCCTCCGTAAAGACGCTGGCCGATGCGTCGAACGATCTCCTGCTCAAGAAAGTCCAGGCGGCTGTCATCGGCATGCACCACCAGGATGCGCTGCTCCTGCCAGCCGCTTTGCTTGATCGCGTCCAGATCGGGCGACTGGGGCTGCAGGCGCCCCAGGGGGCAGCGGTAGTGAGGTGTCGGTGTTTTCATGGTCAGGCCTCCTGCGTCTCGACGGCCCAGTGCAACAAGGCCAGGGCATCGGCCTCGTTGTCATCCGTGACCGGGTGGCCCAGGGCACGCATAGCCGCGATGACCTCGGTCTTGCCTGCATTGCCTTTGCCGGTGGCGTGCTTTTTGATCGTGCCGACGGGCACGCCGAGATAGGCGATGTTCTGGTGCTCACACCAGGTAGTGAGCGTGGCCATCAGGCCTCCGTAGACATGGGCGGCATCCACCCCGGCATGACGGCGTACCTCTTCGAAGTACACCGCATGGATGTCCTGGGCGATCGTCTTGAGTTCCCCCAACCAGCGCTTGAAGCGCAGAAACCGCATGCCACCACCCTCGAAGCGCTGGGGTCGGAAACTCGCAAACCCGTGTGCAATGTCACCTTCCCGGGTCAGCAATGCCCAACCGGTGGTGGTCCCGAGATCAAGTGCGAGCACCACCCGCCGATTCAGATCCCTGCCACAACCATCGAAGGGAATCTCCCTACGTGAGGGAGAGGGAACCACTGTTCCCTCTCCTACGTAGTAGGAGGGGGAGTTTTCGCCAACTGAAAAATCCGCGCAAACCCAGTAACCACGCGGGTTTGCGTCAGTTGGCAAGTTGGCGGCGTTTCCAACTTGCCAACTTGCCAACTTGCGCTCAAGTGGTTGATTTACATGGGAATGAAGTTGGCAAGGGTCTGCCAACTGAATCCAGTTGGCAAAAATTGGGGGGCAGTTGGCAGAAATTTTGCCAACTTGACGATGCGTATTCATGCGGGCTCCTGGGTATCGTTGAGATCGTCTTGGTACACCCACACCTCGGGGTTCTCGACCGGCATGGCGGCCCCCGATTGCGGGCATTTGTAGTGGGTGGGCAGGACGAGATGTGTCTGCATCACGACCTCCCCGGTGTCCGGATCAGGCGGTCCGATGGCCATCTGCAACGCCATGCCTTCCACACACAGGTAGCCGAACTTGGTGCGCCCGCAGGACGGCAAACCGTAGTCAGCCGCATTGCGGAAATACTTGATGTAGCCCTGGGTCGCCAGGGCCGATAGCCGCTCCCGGATGGTGCGCTCGCCACCCAGCCCGGCTTTGCCTTCAAAGCCTTCGGCAAACTGATTGGCGGTGTAGCAGCGCCCGTTGGCGGCCTCCTGAAACAGAATCTCCAGGATCGCGTCGCGCTTGCGCCGACGCTCCGCATCCAGCCGCTCGCCGTATTCCTTCATCACCAGCCGCTCGTTGGCGTCGACCTCGCGCCACTCACCCTGAACCTTGTCGATGTGCTTGAGCGGAATGCCGGCACCATTGCGCAACTCATAGATCAGCTGACGGGTCGTGCGCGTCTCATCCGGCCGGAACAGCAACATCCCGGTGGAGTAATAGCCACGCAGGCTTCCCGCGCCGGCCAGAGCCTGAAACGGGTCCTCCTCAAACTGCTTCTTGCCCAGTTTCCGGGTGTGGTGAGCGAGAATGATCCCTGCGTCCGGATTGACCGCCTGGCGTATCCGCTCCACCCGCTGCGAAAGGAAGAACAGCATGGCGCCGTTGTCGTTCTCGCCACCGGCATCACCGCCGTCGAACACATTGCGGATCGGATCGATGGCGATGACGTCGGGAGGCTCGCCGCCAAAAGCCTTCGCGATCGCTGGGATCACCTGCGCCAGACCGGCGTCATCGAGCACCAGCCGCAACTGCGGTGTGGCCACGAAGTTGGCGCGGGCGTCCAGCAGCCGATGGGACGGCAGGCGCACATCCTTCACGCGCTCACGCAGGTAGTGGTACTGGACCTCAGCCTGTAGGTAAAACACACGCAGTGGTCTGGGTGGCTGCATGCCCAGAAACGCAGCGCCAGCAGCCATGTGCGCCAGCCAGGACAACAGGAAGTCACTCTTGCCGACCTTGGGCGCGCCACCGAACACCAACATGCCTGCCGGCGTCAGCACGCGCGGCGAGATCAGATCCGGTGGCAGCGGCGAGTTGTCGTCGAGCAGTTCGCCGAGCGTGAAGGTAGGCAGAGACGGCGCTGCCGCCTTGACCACGCGACGTTCGCCCTGGGCGATGAATGCCGCGCAGTCGAACCCTTCGTCGACGGCGTCTGCGGCATCCCACTTGGCCGGCTTGTCGGTGGGCGGCACCAGGATGGCCACGGACGTGCTGCCCGCAGTCACGCAAGCACGCGCCGCGCTCTCCGCGTAGTCCCAGCCGGGTGCATCCCGGTCCGGCCAGATGACCACCGATTTCCCGGACAGCGGTCGCCAGTCGGTTTTGTCGACCGGGGCCTTGGCGCCGTTCATCGCGGTGGTGGCCACAATGCCGCAAGCGATCAATGCAGCCGCACACTTCTCGCCTTCGACCAGGACGACCTCTCGTGCCTTCGAGATGGCCGGGAGGTTGTAGAGCGGCCTGGGGTCGGGTGCGCGCCACATGCGGGCACGAACATCCCAGGGGCGGTATTCCTTGCCGGTCGGCGGGTCGTAGCGGTAGACGCAGGCGATCAGTTCGCCCTCGGGTGAAAGATAGTCCCACTTGGCGGTGTAAGCGCCGAGGTCGTCCATCGGCACGCTGCGAACATCGCGGCGCATCGGCGTGATGTTCGGCGTAGGAAGCCCCAGCCACTGCCGGATCTCGCCAGCAATGCGGGGAAAGTCGCTGCGGGCGGAGCGACCCTGCGAGCGCGCCCACAGATCGATGACATCGCCACCCTCGTCGGTGGAGAAGTCTTTCCACAGGCCACGTCGTGGCCCGTCCAGCTCAACCACCAGACTCTTGCCCGGGTTGCCATCGACATCGCCGATGGTGAACTTGCCACCCCGAACGCGCCCCTGCGGAAACAGGTAGTTGAGAACGGCCTCGAGCCGGTCCAGCAACCCCGCACGCAGCGCATCGGTGTCCGTGGCCAGTTCGTCGCGCTGCTCGGGGGCGTCATTGAAGTCGAGCCAGATGATGCTGTCGGCCATCATGTCGACTCCCAACAGCGGTCCTGCCAGGGGCAGAACTTGCACTCGACGTGCATTGGCGTGGTCGCATGGCGCGGCAGCAGTTCCTGGCTGTCTGTCGCCGTGATGACCCGTACCGCGCGATCGGACATCCGCTGCGCCAGGCCGCCGTCGAACGGCACCAGCTCGAACCAGATCTCCTCGGAGTCCTTGTTGATAGCGGTGAACAACGCCGGGTTTGACGAGATGCCTGGCACGCTCGCTTCCATATAGGCTTGGTAGACCGCCATCTGCGCGGCATAGACCGGTTTGGATTTGCTGACGCCGAGCTTGACCGTATCCCGCCAGGACTTATCGTTCATGGTCTTGCACTCCCACAGGGCGGGATAGGCCATGCCCAGCGCTGCGGGGCCGCCGTTCAGCACGCCATCGACGTGCCCTTGGATGCGGCCGCCCGCGACGGAAAAACCGAACTGACCGCCGCTGGCCTTTTGGGTGTACAGATCAAGTCCTGCGATACGCAGCCAGCGGATGGCCAGCTCTTCGAGGGCGTGTCCCACCTCGAAGATGCGCAACACGCGACCGGGAATCTCTCGACCCGGGTCGACAGGGGTTTGCAGATACTCGTATTGCAGCGCGCGCTCGCAGGCAACACCCAAGCGAGACGCACCGAGATAGTTGCGACGGGGCTGCTTGTCACGATCGGCGCTAAGTGCAGCGTCGATGAGCACGCCGATCTGCTCATGGATCTTGGGACGATGATTGAAGTCCAGCATCAGAACGGCACTCCCGTCGAACCCGGCTTGCCTTGCCGGGCGAGGCGTGTCTCAAGAAAGGCGCGATCCTTTTCTGCCATCCGCTCGTGCTCGACGAGCATGTGTTCCTGATAGGCCGTCACCACTACGTCGATCAGCATCAGCACTTCGTCTTTGCTGTAGTCCGCCAACGGTCGCTGCATACCGATGGAGCCGACATACTCGCCAAGCGGCGCCAGGCACGACGTCATGGCGGCGAGCTCCATCTCACTGGGATCGATCATTTGCCCCTCCGTTTTCGTCATGAGCTTGCAGAACGCGTTCTGGCAGCGCATGGAGCAGAACACCCAGCGGTCCGAGTAGCGCCGTGGGTCGCTGCGCGGCAGGCGTGGATTGAAGTAGCCGAAGCCCTTGGCCTTTCGTGAGCAGACTGCACATTTCACGCGGCCTCCCGGTGGGCATCGTTGGCGGCCACCACGAGGCGCTGAATTGACGACTTGTTGAACTGGAAGGAAAGCAGCGCCGAGGCCTGATAGCGCGTCATGCCAAAGTCGGCGCGCAGCGCCTGCGGCAAATACTGCAGTTGCTTGGGCGTAGGCGGCTCGTTCAGCCAGCGCCGAGTCTTGTGCGCGGAGTCAGCCGACTCGCGGTCGTTGAGCCAGTCATCGGCTTTGGCCATGCAAACCGTGCGGTCGCCCACAGCCAACAAGCGCGGCGGCAGATCCTTACCTCCGCCCACGGCGTGCCAGCGGCCGTTCAGGAAGAACACGCCACCCCATGCGTTAAAGCCAGTCGCCATCAGCGCGTCATCGCAGCCAAACAGGTCGCACCAGCGGAAGTTGGAGCGTTTGAGCAGATCGATCTCGGTCATCACGAAATCGGCCAGCGCATCACCTTCCTCGGCGGTCTCGTTCTCCCAGGTGAAGCCGCACAGCGGGCATTCGCGGCAGCCCAGCGGGACGGTGGCTTCACAGGACGGGCAGTCCTTGGTGGGCGCTTCGCCGTGATGCTGGTGTCCGTCGAGATTGACGTCCTGTTCCAGAGATCCGTGCATCAAGGTCGCGGTGCCGAAGTCCAGGACCACGCAATCGGTCTTGATGACGCCCGGATGCTCCGCTGGATCGATGGTGCGCAGGCCACGCCCGATCATCTGGGTCAGAGTCGACTTGTGCGAGCTGGGTCGCAGCAGCACCACGCAGGAGGTGGGCGTAAAGTCGTACCCTTCAGTCAGCACAGCCACATTGACCACGACCTGCGCGCTGCCGGATTCGTACTCGGCCAAGCGTGCCTTTCGCTCTGCGTCCGACAGCTCGCCGTGCACGATCACGGCAGACACCCCGGCATCCTGAAAGGCCTGGCGCACGCATTCTGCATGGGCGACGGTCGAGCAGAACACGATCGTCTTGCGCTCGCCAGCCTTCTCACGCCAATGACGGATCACGGCATCGGTGATGGGCGTCTTGTTGAGAATCGCCTCGACTTGCGTCATGTCGAAGTCAGTGGCGGTGCGCCGCACCCGCGTCAACTGCTCCTGGGCGCCGACATCGATGACAAAGGTGCGTGGCGGCACGAGGTGGCCGGAGGCGATCAACTCGCCGAGGGTGATTTGATCCGCGACGTTGCTGAAGACCTCTCGCAGACCCTTGCCGTCGCTGCGGGCAGGCGTTGCCGTCACCCCAAAGATCTGGGCGCGCGAGTTCTTGTCCAGCACCCGGTCGATTACGCGGCGGTACGAGGCCGAGGCTGCGTGATGCGCTTCATCGATCACCAGCAGATCGAGGATCGGGATGGCAGCGAGATGGTTGTCGCGCGACAGCGTTTGCACCATCGCGAACGTGGCGCGCCCGGACCAGGATTTGTCCTTGGCATCGAACACGGAGGTGCTGACGCCCGGATTCACCCGTGCAAACTTGGTCAGGTTCTGGCCGGTCAGCTCATCGCGATGAGCGAGGATGCAGGCCTTGGCATCTGGCTCGGCCAACAAGCTGCCGGCTACCGCCGACAGCATGATGGTCTTGCCCGACCCGGTGGGGCCAACAGATAGGGTGTTGCCGTGTTGGACGAGCGCCGCCAAAGAGCGCTCGACCAGTAGGGCTTGGCGGGGGCGGAGCATCATGGCCGCGTCCCCCTTACTGTGCCCAGCTCGGGCGACCCGGCACGGAGGCACGGCCCGTGGCCTGGGCATACGCGTTCGACCCGTTTGCGGGTGCTGGCGCTTTCGCCGCTCCCTGCGCGCCACCCATGAGGGCGGCGTAGTCCTTGTGGTCGGGCGTGATCGCGGCCTTGATCACGCTCTTGTCTTGGCCGTTCTGGTCTTTGTCCCAGTCGACCTTGCCGAGAAACTCGATGCCATCGAGATCGGCAAAGCCGCTGATGCGGCGCGCGTTCTGCGCGGCAGGACTGTTGTCGCCAGGATGAACGCCGCGCGCTGAGTTGAGGATCGCCTTGACGAAGGTACGGCCCATGTTGGCCCACTCAGGGCCTTTCGGGCTGTGCAGGCCGATCAGTGACCACATCTTGCGACGGGCGAACTCACCCGCCATCACGACGAACTCGCAGTTCAGGTACACCGAGCCGGTGTTGTCGTTGCGGGTGGCGTAGCCGCCGGTCCATCCCTGCGACGGATCATCGAAGCCACCCGGCTTGATGGTCATGCGGACACGCACCAGCGTGCCTTTGGGGATCAGGTCGAAAGAGGTCTGTTCGGAAGCGGAATTGAAATCGAAGTAGGTCATGATCAGGACTCCTGAGTCGAAGTGGATTCGGTGTTGGGGATGGACGAGGCAGCGGCCGCTGGGCGCGCGAAATCGAGGCGTTCGGTGGCGGGTTTGGCCGGGCCGGCGATCTTTTCCATGAGGCGGCCGAGGTGTGGCTCCTCGATCGGATCGAGCCGCCCGGAACGGTCCTTGGCGGGGTAGCCCCATGCGTTCAGCGTGTGGCAGACGAAGGCGCGGTAACTGGCGCCGTCATCGGCCTTCAGCTCGGCCAGGGTGACGACCTCATCGACGATGCCGGGCAGTTCAAGTCCGGTTTTTGAGCCGTCGATCTGCAGCGAGAACACGCGGCGATTGAAGTCATCCAGCCGCTCGTCGAGGATGCCGACGAACCACACGTTCTTGCCGCGCGTGTGCTGCAGGTGGGTCAGCCAGGCGATCATTTCCTGGCCCATCAGCCCATACGCACCCCGGCTATCGGGTTTGCCGGTCTTCTCGGAGTAGGCCTGGGGCTGGCCCTTGCACCATTGCAGGCACAGGCGACCGGCCACGGTGATGGAGTCGACGAACACGGTGTCGTACTTGTCCAGGACCGCCGGATTACCGAAGCGCGCGCATACGGCATCGAAGTGGGCTTGGCTGAACGGCTGGTCGTCGCGTAGCGCCGGGTTCGGTCCGCCGATGTACACCGCGAAGTCACGACACTCCTGCCAGGTGCGCGGGCGGATCGTGTCGCCGGCCCAACCCTCGACCGCGAGATCACCAGCCTCAAGATCAAAGAACAGCGTGGCCGTGGATTTCAGCGTCCAGAGTTGCGAGGTTTTGCCGATGCCGCTTTTGCCGACGAGCACACCCTTCACGCCACGGCGCTCGGCCAGACGCTGGTCTGCAGTAATGATGGGGAGGCTCATTTGCCGGCCTCCTCAGTGCTGATGCTGGCGAACGCGTCAGCAACGGTGGTCATACCGAGCGCGCCACGCTTGCGGGCCATCTCGTACAGGTCGCGCAGACCACCCAGACGGCGATGGATCAGACGGGATTCCGACTCCAGACCCTGGATCGCGAATGCCACGTCATCGAGGGTGGCGTCCTCGAGGCGACGCACCACTTCGTCGGGGCGGTTGCCGTCCAGCGCCGGGATGCGAATGGTTTCGGGCAGATCCCGCAGGTACATCTCCGGCTGTTTGCGCAGCAGTTCGAGCAGCGTAGGTTTGGTTTTCATGGCGATTACTCCTGAAGCAGAGCGAGACGAAAGCCCGGCTTGCCGGTCTTGAGGGTGCGTGCCGGGGCGAAGGCGCTCTTGAGCGACTCGGGCCACGCGTTGAACTTGGTTTCCGAGATCCGGTAGGTGATGTCCACATACTCGGACGGGTCGTCACCGTTGGCGGCGATGCGCCGGGTGATCTCGGCGAGTCGCTTCTGGTCCCAGTCGACTTTCTTGGGCAGATCGGCGGTGATGCGGACGTGGCCGTCATCGAAATGGACAACGCCGGTGTCCTTGCCCGCTGCCAAACGCAGTTGATGGGCACGGTCGGCGTATTTGAGATCCAGTGCGCGATCGACGTGCTCGACGATCGCCTTGGCAGCGGCAAGAAGATCAGCCGCGTCGTTTTTGAGCTGGAACAGCGATTCGCTGGCAAGCGCGGCCAGTTCACCGGCGGGAGTGGCTAATGCCTGGTCGGGGGAAATAGGACTCACAGCGCACCTCCCGCAACGGCGCGTTCAGAGGTGCTCTTGCGCAGGCTTTCTGCCTCAAAAGCTTCAATGTCCTCGGCGCGGTACAGCACGCGCCCCTGCAGCTTAAGAAAAACAGGCCCTATACCCTCGGAACGCCAGCGTTCAAGGGTTGCCTCACTGAGGCCCCAGCGTTCAGCCAGTTGGCCCTGATTCAGATGTTTGACACTCACGATGCACTCCTTTTGGTTGTTGCGAATTCGTGAGGTCAGTTTCGAAGTTGGCCTGTACGGGCGTCTGCCGCCGCGATGTACGGGCTGATGTACGGGCGCAGCTCCTGAGGGGAAAAGTGGGGCCCAGAAAGCAAAAAACCGCCCGAAGGCGGTTGTGCGTGATGCTGCCAACAGGTGGCGGGTCAATCTCGTCGGAAGCCATACTTCCCCTTTTCAGGGTTGTCGATGTAGTCCTCCCACTCCGTGTTGCCGCTGAATAGGTTCTGCATGCGCTGGCTGCGAGCGGTCTTCTTGTCGGGATAGGCTGCGCCGAGAATCTCGGCGGCTGGAAGGAGCCATCTGTCGTTGATGGCCTGCTCGAACATATATCGGACTGCCGCTGCCTGACGCTCGCCTTTGATCGTCCAGGGCTTGGTCTTTGTGCGGATGGTCAGCGTGTTGGTGTATTCGTCAAAGTGCACCGGCAACACGGGTCGGGTCACGCCATCGGGTGGCGCGGCCAAGATGCGATGCAGCAGATCCATGTCGATGCATGGCGTCGCGACATAGTTGACGATTGCTTCTCGAAGCGACGCGAAGCGGTAGCTGCGAGGTGGACTAACAAACTGCGGCAACACACCGCCAGACGACAAAATCAGCCCCTGGTCAGGAAGACTTGTCTGGCTGAAGTGGCGAAATACCTCTTCGATGGAGTGCGCCAAGCCGCGAACGAACCAGATGTCTGTCAAGGAGTGCCCGATTCGTGCCTTTCCCAAATGCCAGAGGGCATCGTCCAGCAGCGGCGCATCAATCCCTTTTCGCAGAGCCTGCGCGATACCCAGGAGATCGGCGATGGTGCTCAGGATTGCAGCTGGCCGAACGCTGTAGACGGCGACTTTGGCGGCGGGGACAAACTTCCACTGAAAAGTCTCAGGGCAGCGGTAGCGATACTTATCAGCTTGGTCATCTTCAGTCAGGTCGACTTGAACGAGATCGTCATCAAGCGATGCAGGGTAGCTCCCGGCGTAGCCGACGCAGTCGGTCCACTGCTCAAGCAGCTTTGGCGTCAAAGATGTCCGTCCAAGGACACTCCACCCGGGCACCCCACGAAGCCTCTGTCCGTCGCCATCGGCAATCGGCTGCCCAGACTGTTCGAACAGGTCGATCAGATCAAGCAGCGACTGTGTCGGCAGGGGCTTCGACGACATGGCCGATCTCCTTCACCAGATGCCATTTGGCCAGCAGGCGGTCGCACAGCGCCCGGTCCTTTTCCCGCTTGGTCTTGATGTTGCACTTGTTGTCGTCGCGCAGGATCACGGTAATCGTCCGTGCGCGGTCCTTGCCGACTTTTTTCAGTTTGATGGACAGCTTGGCGTAGTTCAGGTGGTGATTGCGGAAGTCGAAGGCCGGGCCGATCAATGATCGGGCTGCAGCGTAGATGTCATCGACGTCCTTGGTCCAGATCTTCACCAGCAGAGACCGGCCATTGGCAGCGGAGTAACCAAGCTCTACGACCTTGACGTATGCCACGGGCTCCCCAGCCAAGTCGAAGTTTCGAGGCGCCGCCAGGCTCTGATAGTCGTACTGCTTGAGAGGAATCTTCTCGCCGGTGATAGGCGATTGCAGCAGTGAATCAGCCACGATGCGAGCCAGCGCTTCGCGGCCTGCCGTGTCTTTCGACAACACCTCCAGGTGTCCATTGGCTGGCTCATAGGTGATGTGTGAAGACACCGCCCGGATCACCTCTTGCGGGACCAGTTCGCTCGCCTGCACGCAGTCGATGATCTCCGGCGGACGGTTGTGGTGGATGCTGATTTGGTACAGGTCCACGTCTTCGCCGGTCTGCGTGTCGGGCCGCAGACGCTTGAAGATCTGGACCGCGACAGCGTCATCGGAGCACCCCAGTTGTTGTGCGACGGTCTGATGGAATGCCGTCTTGGCCGTCGCGTCGTCGAGTACTGCCAGGTTGGCAGGTGCCATGAATCCGGAGTAGCAGGAGGCGCTTTGCCGGAACACGTCGGCCTGCCGGGCGTTAAGGGCTTCCTCGAAGATCACGGGTTCATTGATGTGCAACCACAGCGCGCGCTGGTACTGGTTAGGAATCACGGCGAATGCTTCCCGGGCGTCGTCATCGAAGATGTCGTCCTTGAAGCCGTCGATGACATCTTGGCCAGCACCGTCCGACAGCAGCACAATCCTTTCGGCCGCTTCTTCGATCCGCTGCCGCTCACCCACACCAAGGGCGGATAGCACGGCCTCCATCTGCTCGCGCTGCTCCTTTTTCGGCTTCTTGGCGTCCAGGTCTGGCATGGTCAGGCTGAACTCCTCGGCCATGAATTCGCGGAACACGGCCGGCGGCAGGTGGCCCAGGAGCTTGCTTAAGTTCTCTGCATCGTTCATCTACGTACCCCTTTCAAGGTGTGGATTGGGTTGGTATCAGCCCCTATCGCCCCTTTCCTTGCAGGGGAGCGCAGACCGACGGCGTTCGGTGTACCGAACGATTACGATTGTCTAGGAGCAATTAGGGGTTTGTCAAGCAGGTACGAAACCGTTCGGCACAGTGGTATCATTTTCGGACTGACGCCAACACATGAGGAGAGCAACGTGCCATCGCCCTTGGGGGACAAGATCCGTACATTGCGCAAGCAGAAGAAGCTCAGCCTGGATCAGCTGGCCGAGCTGACGGAATCGAGCAAGAGTTACATCTGGGAACTGGAGAACAAGGACGACCCAAAACCCTCTGCCGAGAAGATCGGCAAAATCGCCGCCGTCCTCGATGTCACCACCGAGTTTTTGCTGACCGAGTCGGCCACCACACCAGACGAGGAGGTGTTGGATGAGGCCTTCTTCCGTAAGTACAAGAACATGTCCGAGCCGGACAAAAAGAAGATCCGCAAGATCCTCGATGCTTGGGAAGATGAATGACGGATGCAAAGAAGCCCATGGCCGAGGCCAACCGCATCTCGTCCATGCTCAACATGGTTCTGGGTGTGGAGCGCTTTCCGGTCAAGGTTGATGAGCTGGCGTTGGAGTATTCCCGCCAGTGCTTTGCGGACTCGCCGATCGACAAGGTGCTTGGCGAGGATCTGGATGGTATCGATGGCCTGTTGAAGGCTAATAAGGCACGCTCGAAGTGGCTTGTCCTTTACAACAGCGCCACACCGTCGGAAGGCCGCAAGCGCTTCACGATCGCGCATGAGTTCGGCCATTACATACTGCACCGCCATCAGCAGGATCTGTTCGAGTGCGGCGACGGTGACATCGAAACGGGGGACAACAACGAGCGCGATATCGAGGCCGAGGCAGATCTGTTCGCCTCGACCCTGCTCATGCCGCTGGACGACTTCCGGCGCCAGGTCGACGGGCAACCGATCAGCTTCGATCTGCTGGGCCACTGCGCCGATCGCTATGGGGTGTCGCTCACGGCTGCCGCCCTGCGCTGGACTGAGATCGCGCCCAAGCGGGCCGTGCTGGTGGCCAGCCGTGACGACCACATGCTGTGGGCCAAGTCGAACAAGGCGGCGCTGAGGTCCGGCGCATACTTTCCAACCCGCAAGAACACCATTGAGCTGCCGCACGACGCGCTGGCGCACAGCTACAACGCCTTTGATGGCGCCGACACTCGAACGGGGCGTGCCCAGTCCTGGTTTGCCCGCGAAACTGCCAGCATGCCGATCACGGAAATGACACGTGTCGCGAGCCAGTACGACTACACGCTGACACTGCTACTGCTCCCTGAAGCCGAATGGCAGGGAGCGCGCCACGACGACGAGGAGCCAGAGGAAGACACCTACGACCGGCTCATCCGTAACGGCCAGCATCCGGTAAGAAAGTAGACGCTACTGCGCGGTGTTTTTTGCACCAGCCCGCAGCAACCCGCACACATTCGAAACTCCCTCATGGTGTCGGTGGCAGTCCATCCGGACAATTTCACTTCATGTGATTTTGACAAAAAAGGACTGCTACCAATGTTGCTGGTCAACACCCTTCCACCCGAACGAATGACGCCGGAGCAGCGCTGCGCTGAGCTCGCTGGCCTACTGGCTGCCGGGCTTTGCCGCATGCGCCAGCCCAATTTCGCCAAGTCCGCAAATACGCCACAAGAGACGCCGTTTGTACTTGGCTTTCCGGTCGAACAGAGCGTTCATTCAGACATCGACAACAACCCATCGATGGAGCCCTGAATGAAACCTCGAATCACTATTGCCCCTACGCCCGACACCGTCGTGGCGCAAATTTCCAACCTGCCCAAGCTGGGCATGCCGGAGATCAAGTCGCTCTGGCGGCGCCTGTTTGGAGGGGACACCCCGACGCACAACCGGCAATTCCTCGAGCGCCGGATCGCCTACAAACTGCAAATCATCGAGTGCCGCAAGACCGACCGCAACCTGCTTGAGCGCAATCAGCGTCGGATCGACAACCTGCTGGAGATCGGCAAGCAGAAATCACAGACACGGTCGGCCGATTACGCGCTGACCCCGGGCACGGTGCTTTGCCGCCATTACCAGGGCGTTGACCATGAAGTGGTAGTCCAGGCCGACGGGACTTTTCTGCACGGTGGCCAACCGTACACGAGCCTGTCGCAACTTGCGCGTGAGATCACCGGCACCCGGTGGTCGGGGCCGGTGTTCTTTGGACTGAAGACCAACGTCCGGCCCAAGAAGTCAGCCCGCAAGGGAGGTCGTCGATGAGCGAGGTTCTCAAGCGCCGGATGCGCTGCGCGGTCTATACGCGCAAATCCACTGACGAGGGGCTGGATCAGGAATACAACTCCATCGACGCGCAGCGTGACGCCGGCCATGCCTACATTGCCAGCCAGCGGGCCGAGGGCTGGATTCCGGTGGCCGATGACTATGACGACCCGGCATTTTCCGGCGGGAACATGGAACGGCCTGCTCTGAAGCGGCTCATGGCCGACATCGAGGCAGGGTTGATTGACGTCGTGGTGATCTACAAAATCGATCGCCTGACGCGTAGCCTCACCGACTTTTCCAAGATGGTCGAGGTGTTCGAACGGCACGGGGTGTCTTTTGTCTCCGTCACCCAGCAGTTCAACACGACCACGTCGATGGGCCGCTTGATGTTGAACATCCTGCTGTCCTTTGCCCAGTTCGAGCGCGAGGTCACTGGCGAGCGCATCCGCGACAAGATCGCAGCCAGCAAACGAAAGGGCATGTGGATGGGCGGCATTCCCCCGCTGGGCTATGACGTCGAGAACCGGCGCCTGGTGCCCAACAAGGGAGAAGCCAAGGTGGTCCAGCACATTTTCCGGCGATTTGTGGAATTGGGATCGAGCACCTTGCTGGTCAAGGAGCTACGGTTGGACGGGGTCACCTCGAAGTCATGGACCACGCAGGACGGTCGGGTGCGCGAGGGCAAGCTGATCGACAAGACCCTCGTGTACGCGCTGCTTCACAACCGGACCTACCTCGGCGAGCTGCGCCACAAGGAGCAGTGGTACCCGGCTGAGCACCTTCCGATTGTGGAGCAGGAGTGGTGGGACAAGGCGCATGCGATCCTGTCGACCAACAGCCGCGTGCGTGGCAACAACACCCGCTCGAAGGTGCCGTTCCTGCTCAAGGGCATGGTCTTCGGCAACGATGGGCGGGCCTTGTCACCATGGCACACGGTCAAGAAAAGCAACGGCCGGCGGTATCGCTATTACATCCCTCAACGAGACGCCAAGGAGCATGCCGGCGCTTCGGGGTTGCCACGCCTGCCGGCTGCCGAGTTGGAAGCCGCCGTGTTTGATCAGTTGCGATCGATCTTGCGCTCGCCGGATTTGCTGGCCGATATCCTGCCTCGCGCAGCGAAGCTGGACCCGTCACTGGACGAGGCCAAGGTGACGGTCGCCATGACGCGCATCGATGCGATCTGGGATCAACTGTTCCCCGCTGAGCAAACCCGGATCTTCAAACTGCTGATCGAGAAAGTAATCGTCTCGCCGACCGATCTCGAAGTCCGGCTGCGACCGAACGGCATCGAGCGGCTGGTGCTCGAGTTGCGGCCCGAGCCTGCCAAGGAAGCAGCGGAGGTGACAACATGAATGAGGTGCGTATTGAAAAGACTGGCCAGCCGGATGTGGTCAGCACCAGCGATGGTCGGCTGACCCTGTCCGTGCCGATCCAGATCAAGCGGCGTGGTGGTCGTAAGGTGGTGAGGCTTCCCGACGGCAATACCTTGAAGCCCAGGCCCATCAACGACAAACCGACGCCCATTCAAATGGCGCTGGCGCGTGGTCACCGCTGGTTGGCGATGCTGGAATCCGGGGATGCAGAAAGCCTGACAGAGGTTGCCGAGCGCGAGGGTATGGATCGGGCTTACGTGAGCCGGATGGTGAACCTCACGACGCTGGCGCCGGACATCGTGGCCGCCATCCTGGATGAAACGCTGCCGTCAGAGGTGACGCTGTTTGATCTGGCATCGGGGACGCCGCTGTTATGGAGTGAGCAGCGGGCAATCTTGAACACCAAGGAATCCTGAGTCGCCACCCGCATCGTTACGGTTACCGGGCCAAAGCAGCTTTCAAAATTTACTCGTCAGCTGATGGCAACCTGGGCCTTGGACTGGCAACTCTTACAAGTCGCAATGGACAGCTCGGGCTCAACAGACCCGCCTTCGCCATCCCAGGTTGTTTGGAAGTGCGTGAAGCTCGCACCGCTTTGCCACCATGAACCGCTCCAGTTGGAGCCTTTGTCGAGGACTTTCTGAGACTCACTGGCACCACATTTGGGGCAAGTGAGCGTGTAGGTCGTTTGATCGATGATTCCCAT